CATAGGGGTTTGAGATAATAAATCCGAACTCTCTGACAAGTACTCCATAGCATCAATGCACATTTTTAATTGCTTATTTTCCATTAAGAATTGAAAAGCGGTGTGTGCTTGCATTGCTCTTTCCTTCATCGCTTCAGATATTTGACTGGACTGCTCATATTCAAACCTATTCATATGAGCAAGATCCCTAATCCAAAGAAAGTTCCCCAAGAATCTTTTTGGATATTTCTTCCTATCCTGAATCATTAATGGTAAATTACGCTGGAACCGCCCCCTTCTTACTTCCTCATTCTCATATCCAAAGTGAGAAATGGAAACTTCCGCAGGATTCAAGATAAATACTTCACCTGCTCCCTTGTTGATTTCAGTCTCTGGGTGTTCATGTACATGTCCAATAAATTTTATCTTACTTGATTTCCTGAAAAGTCTGCAAGGTAAATCCGTTTTCAGTAGCCCAGCCGGTTCAGCCGAGAAATGGTGTTGACCGATAGCATACGAGTCAAATTGATTGTTTTTAAGATACTTAATCAATCTTTCAGGATAATTAAAACATTCATCATGATCAATCCAAAGAATCCAATCGCAACTAGCTTTCTCAACTGTCCTGTTTCTAGCTTCGTCAAAACCTATCAACTTAGGACTGTCTATCGAAAATACAGTTGCTCCATATTCAAGCCCCACTCTTTTTGCTCTACCGTCAAGACTTCCATCAATACCAATTATAATCTCATCAGCAATGTCTTTTATTGATTCAAGAGCCTTTCCTAGTGTGTTAGTATCGCTTTTTGAGATGATACAAACCGATAAACTCTGCTTTGGACTCTGAACAGCTAACTTTCGATCTAAATCTAAAACTCCGATACCTGAATCATCTTTGCTTTTATTGTAGGAAAATACATAATTCCCTAGAAAATCGCTCTCTTTACTTTTTGTTGGATTGCAAAAAACAAGTTGAAAATTATCCTTTCGACTAAATAAATCAATTAGATCCTGCTCTTCAAAATGATGAACATGCTCATGAAATGGGAACCCTAAAACCCCTTCCGACTTCCATTGCTGCGCTTCCCAAGCTCCATAGGGAGTTGTGAAAATTATCAATCCACTTTCTTTTGAAAAAGATTCTATTAACTGCACAAACTCGTTAGTATTCCAAACATGCTCAAGAACTTCAGAACACAAAACAACATCAAAATCATTCTTCAAGTTAGCTGAATCATAATAGAACTTTAAATTATCAATTCCATTTTTTCTTTTGTAATCGTTCGCAACTTTTATGTTCTCTTCAGAAATATCATGAGCGTAAAAGTCTAACTTCGGGAAAAGTCGGGCAAGTGCAACCGTTATCTGTCCAACGCAACAACCGTAATCTAAAACTTTACTACCGTCCGACAACTCAGATAGTTTCTGAATAGCAACTCTATTCCTTGAATTTTCAATATGTCTCTGATCATCTCCAAGATCATGATAAAATTTCTTCTTAGAATACTCTTTCGCAGTCTTTTCATAGTGTTCTTTTAGTTGACCATTTTTCACATACTCAAACCTTTCCAGATCCTCTTCAAACCCCTTCAAGTTGTTATCTCTAATCAACTTACTTGCAATCTTAATATCTGAGTTGTAAATAAAATGTTTTGCCAGTCTTCTCTTACTTGATAAACTCTTCTTGCAAAACTCATTATCAATCAATTTATCAAGTTTTTCTACTGCATTATCCCAGGAGAACTTCTCAGCACTTGAGATAGATTTAAAAGATAGTTGCTGATATTTATCAAAATCATTCGATAGATATAAAATATTGTGAATAAAAGATTGATTATTATCCTCGCAAAACACTACGCCGCAATCTTCAAGAGTCTCTTCTAATGCCCCTCTTTTCACTGTTACAAAAGGAGTTCCTGCTGCTGACTGTTCCATAGCTGTTATGCAACTGGTCTCTTCAAAATCATAACTAGGGTAGACATGAATAAAACTTTTCTTCATCTCATCATAAAGATCTTTCTTACTCAAACTCCCCAACCGCTCAACATTTGGTAAATGTTCACATCTTCCCCATAAATACTCATAAAGCGGCCTCATTTGCGGCATAGTATGATCGTACCCACAAACCTTCAGCGTTAAGGATGGATCTTCTTTGAGCAGGTTTTCCATGATTCCATTTTCACCCACTAAATTAATCAAACCACGCTCCGGCCTAGACGAATAAAACATAACATTAGAGTCAAATTTTTCTCTGACGTTGCAAGTGTTTTTAAACAACTCTAAGTCTACTCCATTCGGTATAAAATCAATATAGTCTTCTTTTCCCTGGAAAACTTCAAGAGTTTGTTCTTTATGCCAACCTGAGACAGTTATAATTTTATCAACATTCCACCGTTGATGAAATACCGCTTGTGCCGCTCTTTTTAATGCTAAGTCATGAGTATAGAACAAATTCAATTTAGAATTAAATTGTTTCGTGAAAAAACTAGGTATACGCTGACCGATCATCACATCATGAGGAACGCTAAGAGCAAAACTTTCAAAATTATCCCCAAGCTCCTTATCTTTACTTCGCTTCCCGACAGGCATATAAAGAACGCCGTCATATTTATCTACTGTCTCTCTATCATTAAATAGAAATACGTCATTGCCTAATTCTGCAAGTCCTCTTGCTAGGTAATATGCACTTGTTTCTGACCCACCTAAACTTTGATTTTCAATCCCAGTGCCGTCGAATGGCATCCCTGGAACGTATAAAACAATTTTCTTTCTCATGCCCCTTGCCCCTAAAAATTATTATTTATTTCCTTTTAATTTCTGCTCTAGAAAGTTTATTACAAGATCTTCCTTCTTCATTGTATTTGCTCTTTTATCGCCCGAATACTTCTTGATTAATTGTTCTCTAGTCATGCTTAAAACGTCCAGAGCAATCTTAATTCCATCTTCTTTTGTCTGTGCTGCTTTCAACTCTTTAAAACGTCTTGTGCCTCTTTGAATCTTGCTTATTTCCTTGTTTGTTTCTGCCTTGTTTGGATCTTCGCTTCTTGCTTTTAACATAATTCCTTTCATTAAAATCAGTTGCCTAGTATATCCAGACAACTGAAATTTATTAACTAATCTTAAGTTGAACTAGTTACATTAGTAATCAACGCACCGAGATTAGAAGCAATTACAGCTTCGTCCTGGTAGTATCCAATTTCAATGTCATCACTTTTAGTCAATGAATTGTAAGGATGTCGCTCAACTGTCATGTTTGGAATGCCACGCTTATTCCATCTGAAAGAATATCCAAAACTTGGACGGTCAACTGATGGACGTTCAGGAGCATAATAAACAAGAACAGAGTCACCCCAAATTGGAGTTAATGACTGTGCAATTCCTTCTTCTGCTGTGTTGTAGTAGCCATTCCCGACTAATACTTTATCCATTTGAAGAAGTGCTTCAGCATCACGAATAGAAGCGGATTGCCCCCCACCTGCAACTCCAGTCTGTCGAATTTTATCAATCACAACATCATTTCTTGAGAAGTTCCTAAAACTTTCAAGACCGAAAACCGCTCTATTAGGTTTATAGCCTGTCAATCCTTCCACATTATCACACATAGTAAGAATATCAGACCAAGGATCCGAATTATTATAGTCAGTCCATGCACTTGCAACCGCTGTCGAAGTACCAACGTTGCTAGTATTGAAAGCAAGAGTTGACGCCCTAACATCCCAATTCAATAGCAATTTATCCATGATAAACATACTACGGTTTTGCTCTGTATCTGCGATAAAAGCAGGATCTGCGTTTCCACGATCTTCAATAGTTGTACTCATACGCAATGCGTAGTTATTACAAATATAAGAAGAACTTCCAACCTGCACATCCAATTGATTGGCGGTATATCCAGGAGAACGCCTATCATTTTCACTTCTGTAAAGGTCCGCACTTTCATAAGTCTTAATCAGTCCTGATTGTCTATCAACATTCACGATTGGAAAAATATCTTGTGCAATAAAACCGGAAGGTCGGTAATTGATTGCAACATTGCTTAAGTGTCTGTCAATATAGACAGAACGCCCTTGTAGGTAGCCTGTAGCCATTGTTCTATCCTCTAAAATTAATTACTTGAAGTCATGAAATAAGGTGTGGCAAAGTTGAATAAACCTGCTCCAACTGCACCACTAGCAACTGCTGTTTCTAATGCTCTACCAACAACGTAAGTTCCTGAAGTAGCAGCGACCAGATAACCAGATCCGGCTACGGTAAGTCTTGCACCTGCTCCAACTGCTCCACCTGCCGTAAATTTAGACTGCCCAACCGTATCACAAGTGATATGATTCCCTGACTGTCCACCGTAACAAATAATTCCTACCGCTTCTAATCCATTGGCAGCAAATTTTCTATCATCAGCAGCAATTGCCTTATAAACTGCTCCTGTTCCCGCTGTAGCATTGGAAAGATCCTCAGCCGCAAGCAAAGCGTATTGAAACGCCTGATTTTCATTTTTAATAGCCATTGTTTTTTCTCCTAATTATTTTACAGAAAGAGTAAACTCTTTATAGTTTTCCAACAGTTTTTCATCAGCGCTAAAAACAATACTTGACGCTTCAATATAGTCTTTTCCTGTGCTTTTCATCACATTAACAATTTCAGCATGTAAAGCTTCATCCCCAGACATCTCTACTTTCTTCTCATCAGTAGCCTGCTCTTTAGAGTTTAGGTTTACTGAATAAAATTCACTTAATGAATGAGTAAACTCAGCACTAAAAGAAATACCTTTTCCTGAGATAAATTCTTGTTTTTGAGAATCAATTGATAACTCGATCTTAGGCAACGCTGCAGGCATTAACTTACCGTCCTGGACGTCTTTCTTGTATAAATTCATGATTTCTTCTTTCTTAGAAGAGAATTGAATTTCCTTTGCTTGAACTTCAACAAGTTCTTTTTCTTTTTTCAACTGCTCTAATTCCGCTTTTACAGCTGCAAATTCTAGAGTCAAATCTTTTGTTTCTTCCATTTTTACCTTTTCAAAATGAATTTTCGGTTCACTAAAATGCAACGCTATTTCGGGATTACCGATATTTGCAGCGTCTTTTATTACACTCTTAATATTTTCTCTCTTCTCTGATAGAAAAGCTTGTAGATCTTCCAATGTCTTCACGGCTGGGGTATCTGCCCCTAAAAATGCTATACCAGTAAGGAACCAACCAAAATTCTCAGTATGCTTTAATTCAACCGATACCTGCTTGTATCTTTCTTGCTCAATAGCACTAATTAAGATCTCAGGGATATTCTTAAAATCAGCAACAATCTTTTCGCCTTCTTGTCTTATTGCTGTTATCCAACCTAGCGCTGGATCTCCATCAGTCTGGCCTTTTAATATCTGATTATTACTATGGCCTAGTTTGACGGGCGGTTTTAATCTAGATTCAAGAATCAATGCAGTCGTGTTATTGACAATCTCTTTAAGATCTTCTTCTACGAATTTGAATCCATTCCATGTGCCAACTGCAAAAACTTCTACTGATTGCATATTCATTGTATTTCTTCCCAGGTTAAATTTGCACCGACATCAGTGTTTTGCTTGAATCTATCTCTTGAGATTGACATTATTTCACAACTCCAAAACCACCACTCGGTTGAATCAAATTACCTTTTGAGTCCTCTGCCGGTTTATCAAGTTTATAAGTACCTCTATCTAGTACCGTTACAGCAATACACCTTGATCTACAACGGAAGTGATTTGGCGGTGTTATTTGCCCCCACACTGGATCATCTATTTTGAAAATTCTTCCGTGATAACTATTGCAAAACTTTGTTGTTCTATTATCCATGATTGCAGAATATTGTAATGCTTCAACAAAATCACTTAACTCTGGACTAGTAAATACGCTAAGTTGCGCCTGATTAAATACGTTTGATAAAGTTGTCCTTGCGATAGCTTCAACTTTAGATCCTGATACTTTACCTTCAACTTGAATCACTCCTGAGTCAAGATATGGAGTCATCACAGATCCTAGTTCTTCTGTGAAAGTATCAATATCCCATTCATTTATTATAGACTTTTCTAAAATGACTCTAAACCGGGCAAGCATCTCATTAGTCACATCCCCAGTAAGATAGAATCCTTGTGCTCTGATAAACTTTTCAAAATCATTCATTGAAATATTATCAACAAAATTAAGAACGCTAAAATCACCTTCTCCTGTAAACTTTACAGCAACTTTCCTTGTGAATGCCAGTTTACTTATTAATGATTCGCTTAAAGATCTGTCTGGCATACTTTTTAACGCTTTTTCCATTTCATCTTTAGCAACTGATCTCCCCAGTCTGTACCCTTTGTTTAATTCCTTAATAAATACGCTTCTTAATCCCTTCTTTCTCTCAGTTGTCACTATATCATCATCAGGTATTGTAAGATATTTTTCAGGTTTTTCTTTGACATCAGGAGCGGATAAGATCTCTCTCCCAGCATTAATCAAGTCTTGAAATATTTCATTCGTAACACTGGTCACTTCATCAAAATAATCTTGCTCTAATCCATCCAATTGAGTTTCCAATTCAGCAAAATTAACTCTTTTCTCGTAAGCAGGTGTAGGATCTTCATCATTAAAGTTCAGGTTTTGATCTTCTTTAGTAGTTTTATCTGACATGTCTTTAGAAATATTTGAATCCTTATCATTACTAATTTCCTCTTTAGCAACTTGATCCTCCTTCCCTTCTCCATTAGTTTCAAGTTCTCCGTCCTCTTCTTCTCTCGGATCATACTGCAGAAGCTCCCTTGTCCTGAGTTCATCTTGATATGTGTTTACTACTGTTCCTTCTTTAACTGCATTAACCCACGCCAACGCAAGTTCTCTTTTCTCTTGATCAGTGTATTTTTCAAATCTAAACTTTGGAAAATCTTTTACTCCAAAATTCCAATAAGCAAGCTCCTTGAACAACTGCTCGTTAAGAACTTCTTCTAAATGTTTTGCCTGATTCTCGATTACATTGTAAAAAATATCCTTCTGTACTTGCGCTTGACTAAAAGAACCTGTCCCTTGTTGCTCTGTGTACCCTGCTAAACCAGGAACAAGCAACCCTCTTGATATTTGTCTATCCCTATACGCAATTGCTTTTTCGAATGCATCAGTAGAAATAGGATTCTTAATATCTAGTTGAAAACCGGAAGGCATTCTAATTGAAGTCTGTTTCGTGATATTTGAAAGAACAGAATCAAAATCGGCTTTCTGTGCTGGCGACAACGCAGGGGCGTCTTTATCAGCATGAACTGTAATAAATCCACCTGCCAGTCTTTCAGTCCAGATATTCCAAAAATTTTGAATTTGATCCTTCTCCCAATATGATCTATAAACAGATCTTAAATCGCTTTCACCGTAGACTTCATCAAGTTCAGGCTGATTAATATAGATCAAAAACTTACTAGGATCTAACTTCTTTCTAGTGTTTTTTTGCTCTTGAATGATCGATAACAGATTACCGTAATCATCAACCTCAAAAGTGAACGAGTTGTAAGGTTTCAGCTTTAAAGAACTTAACAACCATCTTTCAGATCCGGCAATATCAGCAATATCATAGTTCTTTTCACAGACTGAGAATCCATAGGCTTTAGCCATTAAGATCTTCCTTAACGCTTGTGTGAAGGATTCTTTTAAAAACGATTCAATATTGTAGTTGAAAAGTTTAATAATCTCTTCTTCAAGTTCTTCATCATCAAGTAAGGACTTCTCAAACCTATAATCCCTGGACGCAATCAAATCAACAACAACATTAAAAGCTGCCTTGACTTGCGGATCTCTGAGCATATTATCATAAATCTGATAACCTTTCTTTTGCCGTAAGGTATCTTCTGAGTATATTTCGAACTTCTTTCCGAATTGACTAAAGAAGTCAGTAAAAGCCGTTGCCGTTTCTGTGAGTTGTGGTTTTTCTTGCATTAAATTGCACTCTGTGAGAATAACGAGTTTGTTACACTAAGTTCAAAATCTCTTTGTCTCATTCCTAAAATTGCTTGCGAACAAGCATCAACTTGATCATCATGCTTAGAATTAGGAAAGTTTGTTAATTCTGTTAAAAAGTCTTTTGTAAAAGATTTGCTTTCAGGGATATGGATATTGCCTGACTCAAAATAAGCAGAAACCGCACTTAAACGCCCTTCTTTGCTGTCATTATTGCGAAAGGGTATCAATCCAGGGACTTTTCTTTGCAAATCTGCTATGATTGCCGCTCCATTCGCCTTCTCTTCTACAAATTTCCTGTAAGTCTCAGGCCATTTTCTAGTGATCATCTGAATTGCTGCTTTAACTTCAGG